ACGCCGTTAACAGAACCGCTAATAAGAGCAGTACAAGCAATAGGGACAAGAGTGTTTCCCTCTAAGTTAACCGCCGTAGAATGCTGCCCAGGAGCATCGGAAAGTTCTACAGTCAAATAATCTTTACTGCTCGTTGACTTCGATTCAATATAAATAGCGCGACAAGTAGCAAAATTCTTGCGACCCTGAGCCGGAGCCCAGCCAAAGCCACTTGCGTAGGGCAGCGTCGAGGTCTGCCCATATACAGAGCCGAAAGCGCGAATATCCATATAAAGAGACTGTTTCGTATATCTTAACTCGGCGTCGCCTGCTTTTCCAAATAGCTAATCAAGCGATCCAGATACCATCTCGCTTTCTTTAAATCCTCCGTACCGTTCTTAAATTTCTCACGAGAGACGTATTTTAAGACATTCATCTTGCAACCTCCGCAGAATTCTTCCGGAGTAAGGCAAGATTCCATGTATTCAATAGTCTCAATAGAGCCTTGCGTGTAGTGACTTGGGTGATTAACCGTGTCGTTCATGTTTTGCAGTGCTTGTAGACCTAACTTAGACAAGCTCTTGAGCTTGCGTTGACTAGCAGGAAGCATAGCCGAACATATCTGAAATATCTAAAACCGACCCTAGCTTCTCTTCTAGCTCCTTACTGTACTTAGTGTCACAGTGTTCTACTAAGCCACAGGTTGCTATCTGTAATTTTTTATCTACCTGTACTAAAGGCACGACTCGGCGATGCTCTTGACCTGCCTTGAGATTTTCAAACGCAAGCCCCAAAGAACTTCTGTCAGCCAACGGCCAGCAACGAAACTGGGTAAGGTCAAAACTTTTTATAGGATCTGAACTTTGAGAATTTATGTATTTTTCAGCCATCTCTTGATCCAAGATCATCATGCCCATATAAGGATTCCCTAAAGATGCAAAACCAACAAAATCGTCTAAAGGAGTTAAACGCAAATCAACCTTATAAGGTCTATCTCCCCAGACTTTCTTAGTTAATCCGTTTAACTCCCATACCCTGTGGTTGTCGAATGGAACTTTTTTACTCTTGTACGACTCATAGCGACAGAACCCAGGTTCAAGATTAAAGGCTTTTAGCTTGTCTTTATATAGATACCAGTAGAGAAAGTTATCACGAGTAAAAACCATATCATTCTCTGTATACACATAAAAATCATAGTATTTGTTATTAACAGCTTCACGCAACAAACCTTTATGAGCCCAAGTTAAAGCGTAGCCTTCATAGCACTCTGAGGCTACTATAATACTTAGAGAATTAAAAGTAACATTAGGTTCAAGCAACTCTGTAAGTACTTCTTTATCGCACTCATGATTTGAGTCTATGTATATGAATACATCTTTCTCCCCCGGAATCTCTTCGTAGCCACGAAGGGTTTTCAACAGCTCATCGAACTTAGAAAGAGGATCGTGAGCCGTGATGAGGATAAGGAATTTAAACTCTTGCATTAGTACTCCATCTCAAAGTTTCCGCGACGCTGTAAAAAGCACACTAGATGTGTGTATGCGTCAAGTAAATCGTCGTGAGACGTTGCACCGATATTGATTAGCTGGTCAAACAAAGCATCAAACTTTCGATAACGGTTAAAAACGACCTTTTTATTTTCAAGCAAACCCAGTGTCCCCCTGAATCTCGCGATCTTATCGCCACGGAAGCCTTTAACCTCGTGGATATGAAGGTTACCCAAGCCCCATTCGTTAAGCATGACTCGTCTAAGGTCCGCAGCGAGTGAAGCTTGGTAAGCAACAGACTCAACAACCAGAGAACAGGTCGAGTAAGTCGGGAAATATTTCCCGTCATTATCTTCTTGCAGAATTCCCCACTCCACGAGCATTTTGCAGAGAAGATCGATCTTCTCTAAGTTGCCTATAGAGCGCACCTGATGCGCATCAATGATGTAATACTTATCCTTTAGCCGACCGCCAAGCACAAAAGCCGTGTAGTCCGAGGTCTCGTTTTTACTGGCTGAGAGGTCGATCCCGACAGCCAAGCTATCGAACTCAGTAACAACGTCACCTTTAACGAGTAAATCTGGCGATAAAACCAGATCTGATGTCATAACCGGTTGCTGCTGGTACTGGAAAGCAAAAGCAACAGGGTCTAGTTCTTTTTGACCTAATAAATAGTCAACGGACCACTGTTCGGGCCAGTAACTTACAGGCTCCCCATCGTCGTCATAAGTAAGGGCCTCCTGCTGGACTTGCTTCCAACCCTTATCTGGAACAAACATAGTTTTATGAATGTCTAGCGGATGGAAGCGGGTACCCAAGCAGATAGCGCGACCACCTTCAAAAATAATCGGAGCAATCACAGAGCTCCAGTTGTTATTCATCTCTTCCCTAATAGTAGGGTTTTTAATATCAGTACTAGATTTGATAGGGTCATCTACGATAACAAGGTGAGCACGTTTTGACGTGATAGAGCCTCGAAGTCCCGCTGCGCGAAGAGTGAATTCCTCATCACCCACACGGCTAATACCTGCGTAGTCAAAATCAATACTCCAACCAATATCCGACTGCATCCCCGAGCGCAGCTGGACTTTCGGAAAGATTTTTCTGTATGTAGACGAATCGATAATCTGTTTGATAATGCGACTCTTAGGTATGGCCGTGGCGATGTTGTAAGAACAATAAATAATTTGAAGCGGCAGACCAGCTGTTGTATGCCTCCCGATAATCCAAGCCGTGAACATGTTGAGCACCGTGCTTTTGGCGCTACCCCTAGGAGCTAAAATATCTAGGTTAGGTCCAGCAATATCTAGTAAGTATCTATTACTCTCACCTGTTATTAAATGCTTGTGCCACTCCAGCATATGTGTAGCTGGGGCTTTATCCATAATCGTACAGAACGTATGGAAATCATCTGCTGCTCTTAGAAAGATATTATCTATTGCCGAACTCTCAGAATCTACAGCCTTAGCAGCACGCAGTTTTAACGCACGACGATACGCAAAAGTCTCTCTACTCGGCATCTTGTTTTAAAAAGTGTCTGTATACTGTTAGCAAGATTCTACTGCCAAATGGCGAAAATTCTTTGGTACGGCGACATTCTCTCTAATACTGGTTTCGCTAGAGTTACGCACAGCATCCTAGAACACCTAGCGCATACACACGAAATCGTAGTCTTCGGCATTAACTATGCGGGTGATCCGCACGATTTACCCTACAAGATTTACCCTGCGGGAACCCAGAACCCCGGAGATCGCTTTGGTATCGGCCGCCTGCCACGGGTGGTTGAGGAGGAGAAGCCTGACTTCATTATCTGTCTGAACGATATTTGGATCGTTAATCAAGTCTGGGAGCGGGTTCACCTGCTCAAAGATTCTCTGAAGTTCAAATTCATAGCGTACTTCCCGGTCGATTCAACGTATTACGTGAACTCCATGCTCGCGTATATCAAGGACTGGGACTTTGCGATCACTTTCTCGGTCGAGCAAGCTCACCGGTTGATGGCTCAAGGAGTGCAGCCCAAGTTGCTTGGCGTTGTGCCTCATGGTCTTGATCAAGGGAAGTTCTTTCCCATGGATCAAAACGAGGCTCGTCGAATGCTTCGATTGCCAGAAGACAAGTTCATCGTTCTTAACGCCAATCGAAACCAACCTCGTAAACAGATCGATCTAACCATCAAGGCTTTTGCGGAATTTGCTGTCGATAAACCAGACACACTTCTCTACCTGCACATGAGCGAGAAGGATCTGGGTTGGGACGTACGAGCGATATTCGATACCGAAATGAAACGCAGAGGTCTACAGGCCGATGGTCGTCTTGTAATGACTTCTACTAACATCGATTACACGAACGCACCGCCAGATGATTTATTGAATAAAATCTATAACGCTTGTGATGTCGGCATAAACACAGCCAACGGAGAAGGTTGGGGTCTCGTATCCTTCGAGCACGCCTCATGCAAGAAACCACTTGTTCTGCCGAACCACACGTCGTTCGGTGATATTTGGAAAAACAGCGCTCTTCTGGCCAAAGTCGCTGCTTGGATTTACGACAAAGATTTAGGTGTTGAACGCGGTATCGTCGATGTAAGTGACGCCGCACTCAAGCTCACAGAGCTTTATGAGGACAAAACTTATTACGAACATGTAGCAGAGGCGTGCTACAAGATCACACAAAACCCTGCATATCGCTGGGATCGAATTGCTGAAGCATTCAACAAAGCTATGGAGGAGCTGAGCAAGTGACACAGTTTCACCGTTATCGCACTTACAACAACCGCGTTATCCAGCGTGCATTTACTCCAGCTAAAGCTGGGTTCCCTTCAGTGTTTGATCAAGCTCAGGATATCGGCGGAACATTTACACGTATAAGCTCAGGGCTCCCTGAAAACAGCTTCGCCAATTTCAGCCCCTGTGTGATTCAGCACCGTGGAGCAACGTTGATCGCGTGGCGCTCACAGCCAGAACATTTTGTGTTCAGGCACGATATGAAGTACTTCTACTACAACAACACACCGACAGATATCTGGATTGGGCAGCTGCTTACTGACGACACAATCATCGCTCCTCGGAAGCTAATCAATAAACCCCACAGGTTGAGCTACGAAGATCCAAGGATTTTTATCTCTCCTGATGACAATCTTCTTTGTCAGTTTGTCACCAGCACTTACGCGACAAAGTGGGACTCGACTAAGCACAAGATGATTAAGAGTCCAAAGGTATGTACAGGTGTCGTAAACGAATTCGGTTCCCTTGTCGATAAGTTCTATCCGCCTATCGGCAACAACCATACGGAGGGCAAAGCCGAAAAAAACTGGTGCTTCTTTGCAGATGGCACCGATCTGCGGTTGTTGTACTCGACCAGGCCGATCGTAATTAAGACTCCACAGCAGCCTGATAAAACGATCGACTCTGAGTGTTTAAAAAAAGTTACATCAGAACATCCGACATTTAATTCGACGGCGCCAATCCTCGTAGATGACGAATGGCTCGTCTTCTATCACTGGAAGTTCATGTGTCGCGAGTTAGATCGTAGACCTTATTTAATGTACGCACTAGGTGCATACTGCTTAGACCGAGATCTGACTAAGATCACCCGCATGACTGACGAACCTTTGTTTGTCGGCTCTACAAACGACGATCTAGTTACTTGGACAGATCCAGTCGGCAACGATATATCAAACCAGCCAGCGTGCATCCTGCCTTTCGGTTGCTTTGTTGATGACGAAGAACTCGTCATGTCACTAGGTGTGAATGATTACTTTATGGGTATCTTTAGAACGCCTGTACTAAACGTGTTATCA